GCTGAAGTGACATTTGCCACAGTGGTTGACGAAGGCTTGGCTCTAAGACTGTCAGACTACGGTGGTGCCGCAAGCACTGGCTATCTACGACACACCGGCGGAGATGGCACTGTTCGTGCTAGTTGGAATTATTCTATTGTTGACGAAGCGTCATCAAACACAGTGAGCACTTTGGTAAAACGTGACAGTAACGGAGATTTTGCTGCACGTAATGTAGACCTTGCTCAGTTGAAGATTGACACTATACTGTCCGTTGACAGCAGCGCCAGCGGCACTGGAGGATTTCTTCAGTACTATGGTTACTCGGGACAAGTGGGTATTTACATAGGTGATGGTTCAGTACCAGCCAATGACAAGAAAACTTTCTACAACAACACACAACACATATTCCGCAGTCAAGACAGTGCCACAACATTTGCCACTCTTGACTCCAACGGTATTACTGTAGCAGCATTAAAAAGTTGTACCAGTATCAGCACAGGCGCTGTGACCACCCCCGGAACTATAGAGGGCTATTGGTCATTGAGTGGTAGCAGTAGATTCCAAGCTACCTATGCTGCTGACCTAGCAGAATACTACGAAGGTGACAAGGAGTATGCTGTGGGCACTGTGTTGATATTTGGTGGGGACAAAGAAGTTACCATAGCAAATCGACAAGGCGATCATAGAGTGGCTGGTGTTGTGAGTGATAATGCTGCCTATTCCATGAATAGTGCTTGTCCAGGATTTAAAAATCAAGTGGCTCTACAGGGCCGTGTGCATTGTCGTGTAGTTGGAAAGATTGAGAAAGGAGATCTACTGATTGCCAGCAACATTGCAGGATGTGCTGTGAGTGCAGGCGGCGATGCTAGAACAGGCACAGTGATTGGCAAAGCACTGGAAAACTACGATTCAGATCATATTGGCACTATTGAAGTGGCCGTGGGAAGAAACTAATGGCACAACAGACCTTAAACGCAGGCAGTCCTCCAATTGTATGGAGCACAGTAGAAGATGCATTTACAAAAATAAATGCCAACTTTGATGAGCTGTACGGTAGCATAGGAGGCCCAGGAGGAGTATTAGACTTTACCAGTCTCAGCACTGATATCAAACCCAGTGCCAGCGAAGTTTACGATCTCGGTAGTCCGACATTTCGTTGGAGAGATCTTTATCTAGCTGGTTCAAGTTTATACCTTGGCTCAGCACAGATAACCGCTGACGGAGCTGGTGTTGTGAATTTGCCAGCAGGCACTACTGTTGCAGGAGAGTTAATTAGGAATCCTGCAGAAACCAATTTCAAAACAATTGCAGTTAGTGGTCAATCAAATATTGTTGCAGATAGTTTTGAAGACACATTGACTGTGGCAGCAGGCAATGCCGGTATAACATTGACCACAAATGCTGGCACTGACACATTGACAATCGCCAACAGCGGTGTTACAGGTCTCGCAGGTACTGTGGGACAGATTGGAGTGAGTGCTGCAACTGGTAGTGTGACATTGACCAATTTGGGAGTCACCAGTCTAACTGGCACAGTGGGTGGTATCGGAGTAAGTGCAGCTTCAGGTGGTGTGACCCTGACCAATCTTGGTGTCAAGCAGATCGTAGGAACTGCCAGTCAGATTGGTGTAACTGGTGACGGTACTGGAATAGTAACCATTACCAATCTTGCACCTGCCAGTCCAACATTTAGATTTATTGTGGTAGACGGTGCTACTCTGCAGCCTGTATCTGCTGATAATATTTCAGATACATTAAATTTAATATCTGGTGCTGGACTAACAATTACCAAAGATACAGCAACAGATACACTGACATTTAGTGTAAACAGCAATTTAGATATCAGAGGTTCAGTGTTTGCAGATGACTCCACCATGTTGGTAGATGCTACCGATGGTGTATTGAGAGGAACCTTAATTGGCACCGTGGCAGGCACCTTAAAGGGATCAGTGTTTGCAGATGATTCAACACAGATCATAGACGGCAACTCATTCACAGTCTACGGCAACATCGAAGCCACAACATTGAGAACAGCAGAAACTAAAATAGCATTAGGTGAGAATGCTGGGTTAACAAGTCAAGGCTCTGTGGCTGTAGCAATTGGTGCAGGTGCCGGTGAGAGCGCACAAGGCTCTGGTTCAGTGTCCATTGGTGTAAGTTCTGGATCTATTAACCAAGGCACCGACTCAGTGGCCATTGGTCGAACTGCTGGATTTACCACACAAGGCAACGAATCAGTGGCCATTGGCAAAGAGGCTGGTCAAACTTCACAAGGTTCTTTTTGTGTAGCAGTTGGTCTCAATGCTGGCAGAACCAGTCAAGGCAATACCGCAGTGGCACTCGGTTACAACGCTGGAACAACCTCACAAGGCTACAACGCATTGGCCCTGGGCTTTTACGCTGGTTATACCAATCAAGCCGCCAACACCATCATATTGAATGCCACTGGCGTTGCAGTCAATGGGGTTGCAGCTCAAACAAACAGTTTCTATGTTGATCCAATTAGAACCACAGCCAACGGTACTCCGTTGATGTATAATTCAACCACAAAGGAAATTACATACAGTACGGTATTAGAATTCATTGGCAGCACTATCAGCACCAACGACTCCAGCGGATTGACTGTGGATGTACAGACCACATTCAACACCGATGTCACTGTAGAAAACGATTTAGATGTAACTCAACGATTACGAGTACAAGGTAGTAGAGTTATTAATATAACAGAATTAAAAGCCATTGTGGCAGCAAGCACAGACTTTACTGCATTTAAAACAGCAATAGCTGGTTTGGTATAATTGGAGCGATAAATGGCAAAACAAGTAATCAACGTAGGCACCACAGCCAACGACAAGAAAGGCGATAGCCTACGAGCTGCGTTCCAAAAAGTCAATACCAACTTCACAGAACTGTATACAGCACTGGGAATAAATGCAGACGTTGATTTAAATCTGGGTGCGTTTGAGTTTACTGGTAGTACTATGACTACCACAGACAGTACTGCCATTGTGATTGATCAAGCTACAACCATAACCAGCAACCTGTCAGTGGGTGGAGATATCCTGCCACAGACTGCTCTTGGTGGCGATCTAGGCTCAAGCACACTGCCTTGGCGCAGCCTATATGTCAGCAACAACACAATTTATATTGGTGGCACAGCAGTAGGACTAGATGCTAGCGGCAATCTAACAGTTAATGGCAGTCAAGTCACAGGTGGAAGCGTAAGTAGTTTGGTCAACGGTGCTTATTCGGTTGTGCAAGAATCGACTGGCAATTTCAAAGTCAATGCACAGGCTATCGTTTCAGAAAATCAACTGGCTATTGAAGGTGATGGACTGGTGCAACTTCAAACAGCCAACGGCGGTTCTTGGATTAGTGTATGGAATGAAGGCAACACTAAAGAAATCAACCTAGTCTTAAATGACGGTGTTGACGATTATCAAACTTGGACATTTAACACAGACCGCACCCTGATCCTGCCCAATGACAGTAGAATTAAATCCGCTACCAACATCGACATCACCATAGACACTCCGGACAGCAGCACATTCAATTGGCAGTTCGGTGCAGATGGTGAACTAACATTGCCAGCAGGCGGCAACATTTCAGAAGGTGGCGGATTCACTGGTGCTATTCGACTAACGCCTGCAGGTGGTGCCAATGCTAACCAAGCATTGCTGATTTATCCAACTGCAGGTGATGGTAATCACATACACTTGACCGCAGGCGGGGGCACCACTGAGCTGTATCTAGGCGATGACAATCACTATGTCAGGTTGGGCAAAGCTGCACAATATAACGGAACGATTGTTATTGCTGCCACCGGCATGCCAAACACTGTGGCTGGCATCGTTAGCTCTGGCAACTGGGCCGTTGTTCCTCTCAGCAACTTGGCCACAACTGGTGGCACAGGCACCGGATTAACTGTGACAGTGACTCAGGTTGCTGGTGTTGCCACTGCCATTGCTATTGTATCGGGTCCAATGGAAGGATACACTGCCAACGACACTATAACAGTGACCAGTGGCGGCGCCACTGCCACATTTACCATCAGTGTCCTAGCACCACAGTGGATCTTTGCCCCAGACGGTGATCTGTACATTCCGACAGGCAAGACCATCCGGGATCTGGGCAACGGCGATGATATTCGCAGTATTCCTGGACCATATGCAGATGATGCGGCAGCGGCAGCGGCCAGTGTGGCAGTGGGGAACCCCTATCATAAAACTGGCACCAGTGGACAGGTTTTTGTTAGATTGACCTAACGGTAAATATACTAAAGAGAGCGGATTATGACCATACAAACAATTAATATCGGCAATGTGGTAAATGATGGACTAGGCGATAACCTACGTACGGCCTTTGAAAAAGTAAATGCTAATTTTACAGAACTGTTAACCACCTTTGATTTAACTGCTGCAAATGCTCAAGAATTAGGCGCTGATGTTTTTAAAGAAAAAACAGGCAGCATATTAAAATTTAGAAATTTGGTATCTGGTACAAAAATTGTTGTCACAGAATACGACAACAGTATTGAAATTCGTTCCACACAGCCAGACGCTTTTACCAGCATTACCACTAATCAAGGAATAGTGCAGGCAGGAGATAATACCAATATTGCCATCCAAGGTGGCAGTAATATCACAGTCACTGGGGCGACTCCATATATCACTGTTGATACCAACTTGGATCTAAATGCATTACTATTGGGTTTTGATTTTGGTCCTATTGGCAATCAGTATACCACAGCTTTACAGGTGTTATCAGCTGCTGCCAATGTGGACTTTGGCACTTGCCTAACCCCTGGACCATTTAACATAGACCTTGGTGCCCTGGTCTAAGGACAGCCAATGATTACTTGGATTACTCCAGCTGGCAGACTAAACATAGTAACCGAAAGGATTATTCTAGATATTCCCTTGGAGGCAACATCTGATGTTGGTCCTATCACATTTACCTTGCTGGCAGGCTCATTGCCTAGAGGCCTAAGACTAGACACAGTGGTTGTCACAGATAGTTCTCAGGGCACAGTGTTTATCAAAGGCAGTCCCACAGAAGTAGAAAAATACACAGTCAGCAGATTTGTCGTTCGTGCAGACGACGGAGAGGACATTGAGGATCGAACTTTCAGTATCGATGTTGACGGTTCCGATGAGCCAGCCTGGCTTACTCGAGAAGGGTTCTTGAATGTAGGGACAGGTGAAAATTATTTTGTTCTTGATAATTCGTTTGTGGATTTCCAACTAGAAGCAGAAGACACAGACGAAAGCATCGGAGATGTACTAGAATACTATCTTGTACCGTCAGGTGGAGAATTACCTCCTGGTCTGTCACTAACACGTCAAGGAAGACTATTTGGATTCACTGATCCAGTGTTTGCACTGGATGTTGCAGGACCAGGCGGTTATGATACCGAAGCATTTGATATCACAGCACTGGATGTAGCCGAGGCCAAAAGCAACGGATTTGATTCCTATCTCTATGACAATGTCACTTATGGTTATACTGAAGCCAGTCAAACTCCTAGACGTCTAAGCAGATTTTATACATTTATTGTTGCTGTGTCAGACGGTGAAAATGAAATAAGAAGATTGTTTAGAATTTGGGTAGTCACCGAAGAGTTCTTACAGGCAGACAACAGTATACTGCAAATTGACACTAATTTATTTAGAGCGGACAACACAGGTGATCGTAAACCAATATGGATCACCGAAAGCAATCTAGGTAGACGAAGAGCCAATAATTACATCACAGTATATCTAGATGTCTATGATCCTCCTTCACTGGCCGGTACCATTACATATATATTTTTGCCTACCAATGGCGGTACCTACAGATACAAAGACACCGGTGAAATAATTACCACCGGCCGATGGGAGCTCAGTTCAGAGACTGTGTATTTTCCAGTGGCAAATATTCGAACCAATGATCCCGATGACTGGACTGTGATTATACCAGAAACTGTGAGTGAACTGCCTCCGGGTATGGTGATCGATTCTATCACAGGTGAAATAGCTGGACGGGTGCCTTATCAAAGTGCCGTGACCAAAACTTATCAATTCACCGTACAGGCCATCAATTATCCTGCCACGCTGTCCTCATTGGTCTACACAGTGCTGCTGGGCAGTTGGAGTTCTACTTTCAACTATACCATAGGTCAGGCAGTGAGGTATGGAGATTTTATCTACATAGCTATACAGTCCAGTAGAAATCAATTCCCAAATGCATTGGACAGCATATATTGGACCAAGGGTGTTTCCACTGTTGAAAAAATATTTAACATAGACATTATTGGTGAAATTGAAAGCAGTATCGAATGGATATCCGACAGTGACCTAGGAACCATAGTTCCCAACCAACCTAGCCAAAAGTTTGTGGAAGCTAGAAGTTTGAGATACGGTGGTAGAGTAATCTATGAAATTGCCACAGGCACACTGCCGCCGGGACTAGACTTTCAGTCCACGGGTATTATAATAGGCAAGGTAAAACAATTTGGTGATGACAACGGGCCCGGACTCACTAGGTTCTACGAAAGAATTGACAGTTTGAATCCCAGTGAAGATAGTTCTACACTGTCTAGAAACTATGCTCCGGCCTTTGACAACAACACCAGCTTTGACAAAACATTTAAATTTGAGATCATAGCCAAAGATTCTGCAAACTTTGCAGAGTCGTTGAAAGCATTCACAATGCTGGTGGTAGCGGACAACACAAAAACTTTTGCCAATCTGTATCTCAAAGCATTTCAGACCAAAGATAAAAGACTAGATTGGTTTAATTTTATCACTGACAACAATATATTTAGATCCAATGATTTATATAGATCCGGTGATACCAATTTTGGCATACAAACAGAATTAAAAATACTGGTGTTTGCTGGTATTGAAAGTGTAGAAGCTGTGAATTATGTACAGACCATGAGTCGAAATCACTATCGTAAACAGATACGATTTGGTAATCTACAGTATGCAGAAGCCAAAGATCCTTTTACACAAGAAACTTTGTATGAAGCAGTTTATGTAGAAGTTGTAGACGAATTTGAAAAAAATGGTAAAAGTATCAGTCAAACAGTAAATCTTCCCAACAATATCAACAGCAAGGTACTTGTAAGTTATGACACCATAAAGATCGACAGCAACATTCCTTTGATCAGCGACAGTGATCATCAACGAGTATTTCCCAACAGTTTTAAAAATATGCGAAGTCGTATAAAAACTCTAGGAGAAAGAGACCGTACATTCCTTCCACTATGGATGAGAAGTATACAAAATCAAGCGTTTGTGGAAGCTGGATATGTCAAAGCTCTAGTTCTTTGTTACAGTAAACCTGGATCAGGGGCCAAGATAATTTCCAGAATAAAGCAGGCCAATTTTGATTTCAAATCAATAAATTTCACCGCAGATAGATATCTGATTGATGTGCTGGACGGTGTCATTGAGAATAAATATCTAGCATTTCCGCAACGTGGAGAAAAAATACCGTGAGCAATATCAATTACGTCAGTATAAACGAAAACTTTCCTGTAGCAGGGCAAGACAACGACACACAGGTGTTCAGAGACAACTTTGACACCATCAAAACCAGCCTACGCTATGCCAAAGAAGAATTGGAAATTTTTCAAAATTCTACTACTGGTGTCGCTAGACTAAATCAAAGCAACGATTTCAATCAAAATATCATATCAAATGCTGTTTTGCAAGGCAATCGAGATGCTCTGTTTGATGGTGGAAATTATAATCAAGCAACATTGGATGTAACCTATACCAACGGTGCATATCAAATTTTCAAATTTGCTGCTCCTGTAGAAATAAACTTTCTTGAATTTCCAGAAAATGAAACTCCAGCAGGTGTTGGCAAAGTCACATTGGAATTGTATAGCGACGGATCTTCTAAAACAATCACTTTTAAAAGCATCGGTGGATTGGTTTATAAGAAAAATGCAGGATTCCCAGTAAATGTAAAAGATGATCCGTTGGCTACTCCTGAAATACGAACCGTAGGAGCATTTCCTGCAACATTGACTCTAACATCAGCTACTGATCCAGTCATTATAGAAGTTTGGAGATACAAATCAGCAACAATATTTCTAAACTATGTAGGAGTGTTCACCTAATGTTTCATCCTCTAGAGGAAGATCTTAGTCTACTCAAAGACAGTGAAGTTGAATTGAAACTTCAAGAATTGACTAGAAAATATTTTTTGGCCGCTAGAATGGGCAAAAATGAGATGTTGACACAACTGTCTACGTTTGTTACAATATATAAAGAGGAGCTATCAAAGAGATTGTTAGCTAAGACTCAAGGTACCTACGATACAGATTTGAATCAACTTATAAATGTGGACTGAAGATAATACTCAAGAAGAACTTGTAAAAGGTGTACTCCGACACGGGCCAGCTGTGCTTGACCTGTGTCAAAGTTCTGCAGATCTGTCAAAATACATTGACACTGTTGTTGCTGAACATCTAGACTATCCAATTCCCACTAACTCAATAGATTCTAACAATTGGTTTATTCCTAGAGCATATCAAGAGATGAATATAGAAACATTTCTTTTGGAAAATAGTCCTGAATCAAATCATCCTAGAATCATACAGGAAATAGATCTGTATAAAAAACACAATATGATTTTGATGCTCAAAACCATGAAATATATTGTGGACACCCTTAGAACCAATAATGTGATTTGGGGTGTAGGACGAGGATCAAGTGTGGCCAGTTATGTACTTCACATTATAGGCGTACACAAGATAGACAGTGTTAAATACAATCTACCAATAGAAGAATTCTTTAAAGGAGAAAAATAATGGTTAAAGCATATCGCACAATGAGAGGCCGTGAAGTTGATTTTGAAAAACTTAGCCTACGTAATGAAAATACACCAGCAGTAGGTAATATGAGAGTTAATGCTCGCGGTGATGAATTAGGAGCAGGTGGTAAGATTATTAAAACTAGAGAACAAATTCTAGCAGACTACTACCAAAACAATCCACGCTCAGTAGACACAGTTGGTGTCACTGGTAATAAAAAATAAAAGAAATCTATGTCATTTGCATTCGCACCTAAAAAAATCAAAGTTCGAGCCCTGTCTAAGGACATATTAGTTGTTGATATGGACATGGGTGACATGACCACCTCCAGCGGTATTGTCATTCAAAGTGACGACGGTAAAGCACACGGTGTTAAACCTCGTTGGGCAAAAGTTTATAAAGTTGGTAGTGAGGTAGATATAGATGTCAAAGTTGGACAGTGGGTATTAATCGAACACGGTCGTTGGACCAGAAAAATTAATATTGACGACGGAGAAGGTGTTAAAGACTTTCAGAAGGTAGAAATCAAATCTATTATGGCAGTGACTGATGAAAGACCCAATGACTTTTATATTGGTCAAGAATTCAGTAACGGCAGCAGTATGACTATTTCACCTGATGACTTTATGCCCGGTAACTTATCTAAAATTGGGTAATGGGTTTTAAAAAATCTTGGGATGTGGGTAACATTGCATCTCAAATTCATACTCTGTCTAGAGAATGTAGCAGTCCTCACAACGACGGATTTACTGCCTGGGGTTGCAAACAGGATCTACTAATCATTCAACAGTTGATAAACGAAGCTATAAAAATTTCGCCAAACTTCGGCTCAATGGAAGACAACTGGTTGAAAGAACAGGAACAAAAGCGTATAATTAAAATACTTAAACAATAGGAATTGTTATGCGTATAGGTATTATAGGGTTTGGCTTTGTGGGGCAAGCTATTGGATGGTCTTACCAACACAAAGCCGAACTTGTTATTAGAGATCCAAAATTAGTAGATTCTGCATCTCTAGATCAATTTGTAGACTGTGATGCTATTTTTATCTGCGTTCCAAGTCCGTCAACCCAAGACGGTCATTGTGATACAGCTATTCTAGAAGCTACTCTAAAAGAATTGTTGTTTGTAAACATCAATAAACAAATTCCCATTATCAGCAAGGTTACTGCTCCGCCCAGTGTCTATGCTCGTTTACAGGAACAATATCCCAACTTGGTCTACTGTCCGGAGTTTTTAACTGCGGCCAACAATGTTGCAGACTATGCTAACTCAAACTACTTTGTACTTGGCGGCGGCTACGATTGGTGTGTTAAAGCTAGAACAGTGATCCATCAAGGTGTTCCATTAGTACATGACCAGTTTACCATAGTAGATATAAAAACTGCTTCACTGTACAAGTATATGATGAACTGTTACCTAGCAACTAAGGTAACATTTATGAATGATTTTAAAATGTTAGCAGACGCAGAAGGAGTTGCCTGGGACGATTTAAAGTATCTATCAAAAGCAGATAATCGAATTGGTGATACACATATGAATGTTCCAGGACCCGACGCACAATACGGTTGGGGTGGCGGCTGCTTTCCTAAAGACGTTGCCGCAATAATCATGGAAGCCATTGACAAGAACGTAGACTTTGAACTGTTAGATAGAGTCGAAACAATTAACAAAAAACATAGGAAAAAAAATGTCTAATCCTTTTAGAGACCAAGAGAAGTTTATGCGAGCCTGTGATCAAACTGTTGACAAGTTTGATGAACAACAATACGCAATGTATATTAAACTGATTGACGAGGAGCATCAAGAATTACTAGAAGCCACTCTAGCAGAAGATCCAGTAGAACAACTAGATGCACTGATTGATATCTTAGTTGTCACCATTGGTGCTATTCATAGTATGGGTGCAGATGCCGAAGGTGCTTGGAAGGAAGTTATGAAAACCAACTTTGCCAAGATTGATTCAGAAACTGGTAAGGTTCGTAAACGTGAAGACGGTAAGGTATTGAAACCCGTAGGGTGGGTGCCCCCGGAGTTGGCTCCTTTTGTGAGCAAATAACTCAAAGGGTCTAGACAGACCCTTTCTTTTCCTCTATAATAACATAAAAGGATATACAATGGAAATACAACCTAAAGACACAAGCCGGGGACATTTTTATGTCAGCATGATAAAAAGTGTACTACGTATCATTGCCGGAGCAGCATTTGCTGGCACAGCATTTGGATGGGGTTCTGTATTTGCGGGTGGCTGTTTACTTATGATGGCAGAGGTATTGGGAATTTTAGAGGAACTAGTATGAAAGAACTATGGGTAGAAAAATATCGTCCTAAAACCATTGACGGTTATGTATGGCGAGATGAGGCGCAACGCAGGCAGGTCTTGACCTGGATCAAAGATAAAAGTGTGCCTCATCTGCTGTTAAGTGGACCACCGGGCATTGGAAAAACCACTATGGCCAAGATGCTGGTGAATGAAATTGGTATTGAAGATGCAGACGTTCTAGAAGTAAACGCCAGTAGAGAAACTGGGATTGATTTTATTAGAGATAAGATTGTTCCTTTTATTTCTACTATTGCCTGGGGCCCGTTTAAAGTTGTACTGCTAGATGAGGCAGAGCGGCTGAGTCCCAATGCACAAGATTCTCTAAAAGGTATCATTGAAGAATACAGTTCGTTTGCTAGATTTATTCTAACCTGTAACAGTCCAAATAAGATAATGCCTGCACTACACAGTCGCTGCCAGCAATTTCATTTTACAAAACTTGATATTACAGAATACACAGCAAGAGCAGCCACTGTTCTAGTAGAAGAATCAGTTGAATTTGATCTTGAAACACTGGATCTATATGTAAGCACTGCTTATCCTGATCTTAGAAAATGTCTCAATCTACTACAACAACACGTAACAGATCAAAAACTGTATCCACCTACAAAAGAAGATGTAGGAACCTTGGAGTGGAAGTTCGAGATGGTGGCATTATTTCGAGCTGGAAAGATACACGATGCTCGTAAACTGTTATGTTCAAAACTTCGTGCTGATGAAGTTGAAGAAGTTTATAGATGGTTGTATGACAATATTGAGATCTTTGGGGGCGATGAAGCACAATATCAAGCCATACTTACACTTAAACAAGGACTGGTTGATCATTCCATGGTTATTGATCCAGAAATAAATCTAGCCGCGGTTCTAATCAAACTTGCCAGAATAAATGCCTGAAGACAATAAGCCAAACTCTGCCAAGGGTAGGACCAGCTATGATTCTACATCCACTGGATCCATTATTCCGTTTTTTAATAGAAATGTATCAGAGTATCCCACTGAGGCCGGAGGAGTTAAATTTGATCTAGTGCCTGTCACCAAGCAAAAGGATCTAATGATCAATCATGCTAGGATGTATGCCCAGCAGGAATATGATCGTATCATGGAGTTGGTCAGTGTGTTGGAAAAACAAGCTCGGGCCATCAAACGTAGATTAGAAATTACAGATTCTGTTCATGCAGCCGTTTATCAATTTCAGATAGTTATGGGCAATCATTATTGGTTGGTATGGGACAAAAGGAAACAGCACACCTTGCTCACATTGCATGGTCCCAATGATTGGTCTACTGGTGCTCCAGAAGATTACGAATATCAAGCTCAGGTAAAATATATGGGTGACCACACCTGGATGGAAATAGAATGAACAATAGATATATGATCGTGACTTATGTTCTAAAGCCCAATGGCAAATGGGACGAACTAACAGAGTTTAAAAACAATATTAGAACCAAGCACATTCAAAGTGCCAAAGTTATTCTAGACTTTAAAGAAAAGAAATGTGTGGTAAACAGTCTCAATAAAGAAGCAGGATTTGATGATATGTTAGAAATGTACAAAAGAGTATTGGGGGATCAGTTGACCCCCCATCTCCCTAAAGATTAATCATCACCATATATTGTTAATATCTCCTTTACTGCCTCGTGGCGTTCAATGTCTTCTGTGGTAAATTTGCAAAGATCTACATACCTGTGATTTGCAAAGTTGTTATACAACCCTAGGAACTCGAGAAGACCGTTATTAGCGGGTCTATCTGCTTGTTGCAAATCTCCAGTGACTACCATCTTAGATCCAATACCCAGCCTAGTAAGCAGCATTTTCATTTGACTAGGCGTAGCGTTCTGCATTTCGTCTGCTATAATTACTGAATTTTTAAAAGTCCGACCTCTCATATATGCTAGAGGACTGGTTTCGATGATTCCTTCCGCTACCATATGTTCGATTTCTTTGGAATTGTAATTTTCAGCTACCACATCCATAATTGGTCTTGTCCAAGGGGCCATTTTTTCATTTAGATCCCCAGGTAAAAAACCGTGGTCTTCATCTACTGACACAGCTGGTCTTGTGATTATTATCTTGGCAGCATCTCCGTATTTGAGTTGATCAATTGCCCATTGAACAGCCAGCATGGTTTTACCCGTGCCTGCAGGACCTGTAGCAAACACAATCATTTTGTTTGGATCGTTTAGCTTTAACAGGTAGTCTTCTTGACTGAGATTTTTGGGATATATTTGAACTCTAGGACGTTTTTTGTAAGATGTATTATCTACTAGGTTAATGACGTTAGACGTTTGGTAATGATGAGCATTAGCTGTTTTCAGCGGTGCTGCTTTTCTTCTCTTCATATAAGGTTAGCCCTCCTGTAAGTGTTAGGCACGGACCTCAAACCGTTGGTGTCCGTGGCCGAACACAACAGTATTTAACAACAAGTTCTAAAAGTTATAAGTTGTGTTAAAGAAACGACTGGAATAAATACAATGGGAGATACTATGGCCGACATCAAAGACATTATAGCTAACATAGAAAACGTATACGGATCTAACAACAGTCTCAATCTTTTAAAAGATTTTGAAAGAGTTATTGATGAATTAGATACCTACGTCTACGATAATTGGATAGAAGGCGAACTAGTCCAAGGTCCTATTGAAAGTAGATACTGGGTGCAGTGTACATTCATGTGGCCTAAAGAACGAATGCCCGAACCGCAAGGTGGCAAACGCCTGTTGGACTATGGCTGTAAAGTACAGTTTGCAGAAACTAAACTGGCCAAAGTTAGAAAAATTAAAAAGCCAGATGATATTAGACCAGGCACACGCAAGGGAAAAATTGATCAAGAAGATGTATGGATGGTCAAAATCACTATGCCTAAAAAATTAATGAACGATATTAACCGCGGATATCGTAATTTAGATAAAAACAAAGTTGAAGATATTCTAAATCAACAAGGCGCTGTTAACATTCAGGCCGATGCAGCAGAAGCACAAGTACAGGATATGGCAAATGCAGAACAACCAGCAGCTTAACGAAGGATTGAGATCGTTAGATCTACAAGAAATGATCTATCCACTATTCGAGATCGACAGTCACAGATCCAAAATGGGCGAAGACCGAGATGTTTGTGTAATTACTTTCAAGGTCAAAGATCGAAACCCTGCCAAAGATGTCATGGAATTTATAGAAAAAGGATTTGAGTTTGTTCTAGATTCCGATGTTAGCTCTGGAGAAAACGCCAAAGGTGAATATTTTGTATTTGTGGAACTAAATCGTACTCCCCAAATTTCTAAGCAAATTGAAGAAATCGCCCACGGAGTTGAGAAACTCACAGGAATAGATAACTGGAAATTTAAATACCACAAGATGACCGATGAATATGATATGACTCAGGAATCATTGGATCGAGTTGTTCCTCCTACTCCTGACAAATACGATCGCAATCTAAATAAATTACAAACAGAAGGCATTAAACGTTTCTTCAGCAAAACTCTAATGGATGATCTAACACTAGACGGTGATGTTATCACCATTCATAAACCTTTTAACAAACAGGTCAAACTGCGTA